AAAACACCCATGCATCGGTGCTCTTTCCTTTTGCGAGAACTCCGCTAAGTTTCCAAGAGGAGCAAGAGTAGAGGGTCCATATAGGGAACATCTGGATCGGGCTGAGAAAAATCCTGATGTTTTCAAATGGAGTTACGAATTTATTCAACATCATACTTTACCATGAACCTAACGCATGAAGAGATGCAGGAGATGGTAGCTACCATGACTCCTGCTGATATAAAGACCTGGGTACAAGATGAGGCGCTGAAAGCCTGGCGGGAAAACCAGTACCGGGGTACTTTCGAAGGTGCTACGGGTGTGGGTAAGTCCAGGGTCGGTGTAATGGCTGCAGCTCATGAGTTGGAAGTCAATCCTAATGCCCGGGTCTATGTTGCGGCACCGACTGAAACCTTACGCGATGATGAGTGGCCAAGTGAGTTTGAGAAATGGGGATACGGACACCTGAAGGATAAAGTGATCCGTATCTGTCATGTGAGTATGGATAAAGTGAGAGATGAGGAGATCGATCTACTCGTATGGGATGAATGTCATCACGCCACGCCGGCCAACTCAGCTTTCTTCCGCAATAACAAAGTGTTTCGTACGCTAGGACTTACCGCTACGCTGCCGAAGGGTACCAAGAACGACAACGACCGGGATAAGAAACTCATCCTCGATACCATCTGCCCATCGGTATTCAAAGTAACGCTGGAAGAAGCTATCGAGCTGGGCCTGGTCGCTGACTTCGAGGTAAAGGTGATCATGTTCGACCTGGATACGGAAGAAAAGTACCTGGATGGTGGCAGTAAGAACACACCATTCAAGACAACGGAGGCTTCCCAGTACATGTACCTGACCAAGATGATGCAGCGTATGGCCATGGCAAAGAACGAGGGGGCCAAGTTCATCTGGATACAGAAACGTACCCAGCTGCTTCGTAATCTTCGTTCCAAGGAACGCCTGGCCAAAGAGATCATGAGCCACATGATAAAGGAAACGAACCGTACGCTTGTATTTTGCGGCGGTATCGAACAATCCCAGAGACTCTGTGGCGAATGGGTGTATCATTCCCAGACGGGAGATGAAAAGCTTATCCAGTTCAAGGAAAAACAGATCCATTTTCTCGGTGTAGTGAACGCACTCAACGAGGGAAAGAATATCGAGGATCTGGACCAGTCACTCATCGTGCAGCTCTCATCTAACGAGCGGGATGCTATCCAGCGGATCGGAAGGAACGTACGCTGGAGACCCAACCATAAAGCCCAGATCGTGATCCTGGTAGCCCGCAAGACGGCTGACGAGAAATGGTACCGCGAGGCATTCAAGATGTTCAATAAAGAACGCATCAAGGAATATCTTATGGCGGTACCGAAACCAGAACTTTCAACTGTACAGGAGGTACTCAATGGATCTTAAAGAAGTTCTCAAATACTTGCGCGAAAATCGCTACCTGATGGTGAGTAAAGGAAAGTATGTGCTTTCCGAAACCTTCCAGCAGGATGCCAAGCGTTCCATGAGTGCGCAACTTACCGTGGAGACTGCAATTGCAGTAGTGGAAAATAAGATCATCACTACGGTAGTTGATGCAGACAAGTGGCCTAATATGTTCATGGAGTTCATCCGGGCAGCGCAAGTGCCCAGCAGGTTGGAAGGAGCGCGTGGCGAGAGTTATTACGCCAACAAGTATTCCGAACCTGCCATGAAGGTATTCCGTAAGGCAATCGAATCAGGAGTGGATTTGAGTATCCTGGTCAAAAGTACCATGCTTTACTACAAAAGTGGTGTACGCTTCAAAAAAGCGATCAGCAACTACTTTGTACAAGGTGACTGGCGCAGTGACTATGAAGCCCTGAAGTCTATGGCCGATAGCGGTGAAACGGAATTAAAAGATCACATTCAAACCCAGCTGAAAAATGACGACCCTGAACAGTACAAATTCGGATGACGCCCTGATAGATATCGATACCGGTGAAATACTGGACGATCACAACTTAGGGGATGCACCAGAAGGTGTAGATCCGGGTATCTGGGAATCGATGAAGCAATCTGTTAAGGAAGATACCGATCCCTACCTGGCCCAGCTTCGCCGTGGTATTTCAGGACAGGAAACCGGCCTTAGTAATGGTCTTACCCATATCAATAGGTACATATACGGAACTCACAAAGCCAGGTACTACCTGATCGGTGCTGAAAGTGGCGTGGGTAAGACCACTATCGCCGATTTCATGTTCATTTTCAATACCTGGAGAAGTGCAAAACTGGAAGGCAGAAAGATCAAAATTTTCTACTGTTCATTCGAGATTTCCAAGCTTGAAAAATTGTTCCGCTGGACCAGTTATTATATCTTTATCCTCTACGGAATAAGGCTCCCCAGCGATTACATTCAAGGCAGGATCAAGGGAAATTTACCCGGCGATCAACACCGTAAAATGATCCTTCACGCCTATTCCGAGATCCAGAAAATGATGGAAGATATCAAAGTGCTTGAGGATACGGTACATCCTACCGCGATCTTCGACTCGATGGTCCATCATTTCGAAGAGTATGGTACCGTTGACCGTTCACCGGTATCTGAAGAAGATTCAAAGAAGGGCAAGAAAGGTTACGTCAAGGGATATACAGAAAAGGATCCCACGATGGTTACCATTCTTGTGATAGATCACCTGGCCCTGATAGGTCACGAAAGACAACTGGATACCAAAGGTGCGATGGATAAGATGAGTAAGTACATGATCGTACTTCGTAACATCTTCCGTTGCACAGGAGTTTTCATCCAGCAATTTTCAACAGACATGATGGCTACATACCGGGGCCTGGCCGGTAAGAAGACCGAATCGGTTATTGCTCCGCAACGACTGGACTTCGGTGACTCAAAGGCAACTTACCGGGACGCAGACGTGGTACTCGGTGGAGTGAAGCCTCAAAAGGATATGAATACGTTCCATGGCCTGGATATTTCCAAGTCAACGGGACTGGGAGAATGCTTCGTAGCGTTTTACCTGATGAAAAACAGGTTCGGACCTTCTAACCGGTTGTTACCGCTCTTTATCGACGGAGTAACCGGAACAGTATACGACCTGCCAACGGAACCCAAAGACCCGGCAATGGCAGGCTGGATTAAAAAAGCACAAGAAATTGAACAAATATGTCAAACATTCTTCCCTCAGGGAAACAACCAATAACCCGGACCAATCCAAAGCTCATAATGTTTTACGGTATGCCGAAGGTCGGAAAGACCAAGGTACTTACCGAACTTGAAGATAATCTCATCTTAGATACGGAAGGTGGGACAGAAATGTACGAGGCCCTGAAGCTGAAGATAAACAGCATCTCAGGACCAAATGTTGAAAAAGATGGGCAGGTAGTTTCTACTTCCCTGGAAGGCTTTGTCAACGCAATGTACGCTGAAGCAGCCCGGCAGAAAGCCTCAGGGGAAAAGCTTCGGTTCCCGTATAAGTTCATCACCGTGGATACGCTCGATTTGCTGGAAGACATGTGTGAGGTGAGCGCAACAGCAGGGTACAAGCAGAGTGCCATCGGAAAAACTTTCACTGGTTCATCAGTACTGGAACTGCCAAACGGCGGGGGCTACTATCACTTGCGTAAAGAACTTACCGGGTGGATAGATAAGCTTTCTGTTCTTTGTCAACACCTCATACTGGTGGCTCACGTAAAAGAGAAACTCCTTAACAAAGGCGGCGTTGATGTGTCGGTTAAGGATATCTCGCTCACTGGTAAATTAGGTTCCATTATAGCCGCAAAGGTGGATGCCATTGGCTATATGTACCGGGAACAGAATAAACCTTTGATGGTGAGTTTCGAGACCCAGGAAAGCACAGTAATGGGTGCACGTTTTCCGCATCTGGCCGGTAAGAGATTTGAGTTCTCATGGGATAAGATCTTCATCCCGGAGAGCTAACGGCCTCACAAGTAGCTTTTCTATTTTTCACAATTTCAAACAAAGAAGATGAGTGTACTCAGTTTTTTGAAGGGAGCAAAAGTTACGGAAGTAACCCCTGAGAAGGGTAAATCAGGTGGCCCGCGCAAACAACGTAATCCCAATCCTACCCTGGTAGCTATCCGGGTGTTCAAGGATGGTAGCGTGTTTCCATCACAGGCCGCAGTTGATATGTTCAGTCTGGAATACCGTGATGCAGTGATCACCTGGGAAGATGTCCCGGCGCAGCCTGCAGTAATGGGTACCGATGGTAAGATCAAGAAGGAAGCCAAGGAAGCGCACAAGCGCAGGAAGTCCAGCGTAGACGGTGAAGTAGGTAACGGTTTTGATGTGATCGATTCACGTACCTGGGCCAATTACAAAGGTGAAGGTAACCTGATCTTCATTTCCCCGGTATCAAAGAATGCCGGCAAGGTTGACCTGTTCGCATCTACTGTTTATGACGACAATGGTAAAGGTTCATCGGTTATGGATCAGGGAGCAGCGACGTTCGGCTCAGAAATCCTGGTTCCGGCTATCAAGGACATTTATGGTATCGAACTCAACGACGAAAAGCCTTACGTTGATATGGTGATCTTAAAAGAGATCACGGTAGAAGGTGAGAAGATCGATTTCAACGAGAAGTTCAGCCAACCGGTCATGTTCTTTCCTAAGCGTATCATGCGCGGTGCCGACAAAGGCAAGAGCGATTATGTACGCAGGGAGAAAGTACCGGTGTATGGTTTCCTTCCACTGGAACTCGCCGGTATCTCTGACGCGGCAGCTACCACTTTGGAGGAGAAAACTCCTGAGCGTGGTGTAACGACCGCTGCACTAGAGGCGACAGAAGCTTAAAACCCTGGTTCCTTACTAACCCATTTTAAGGAACTTCAAAAACAATAATTATGATAGGAGTTGGAGTCAATGAGAACATATACCTGTTCAACGCAAGTCTGGACGAAAAGGATACGCTCTCTCTCATTTTCAAAGAGGCAGGAAAAGAAGAAAAGGTGTACGATCCCTTTGCAGCCCTCGGGGCCAGCGAGGTGATCGAAAAAGAGACGAACGAGTTCAATGTTCGGATCTTCCCACCTTCACCGCCAAAAGAGGACAGCGATCTGACGGAAGAAAAGAAGATCGACCGGGCGGTGGGCGATATCAATGGTACAAAAGGGATCCTGCGTCATCTGCTCATGGGATACATGCCGACAGATGACATCAAGTTCGATCCGTATGCTGGCCTTGATATCAGCCGAGAAAACTTTGCTCAGAAGATCCTGAGTAAAGAAGGACTGGCGCACATACACAAGAACCTGTGTAACCAGTTCCTCGGCCAGGTAAGACCTTTCCTCGATAAGAAGGATCAGGTCTTCAGGCTGCTCCTGGTGCGTCAAAGCAAAGACAAACACTATGCTACCTTCCGTAAGCGCTTCCTGGACGATAACCCGATGTGGGAATCCATGACAATACCGAAGGATCAATCCAAGCTCAAGTTCAATGACTACGAAAAGAGTCAGGGCCTTGACAATGGTACGCCGGCATCTCGTGAATCTGCAGACTCCAAAGGAGCTGCGCAGGCTCCGGCAACAGTGCAATCAGTGTTCGGATAAACCTTAAATCATGGAATATACCCTATTCCAGGATGAAGACATATTAGAGCGTGTAGACGAGTACACGCTCTATTGTCATTATCTTGGCTTTGAACCCTTGATCGGCGGGCGGTACAAATCCCCCATACGCCAGGCCCTGGATAAAGACCCTGACGACAATCCTTCCTTCGGTATCTACGAGGCCAAGACACGCAAGTTTGGTAACCACGAATACGTATGGAAGGATCACGCCGCAAACAAGGGTGGTAACATTTTTAAACTCGTACAGATACTCTTCGGATTTGAGACCAAGTTCGAAGCGTTCAGAAAAGTACTGGCTGATTTCGGTATCTCAGGAGAGACCGATATTTCTGTGCCGCGGTACAAAATAATTGAGCCAAGGTTTGCAGATCCGGTTGATATCGACATCTGTTCCAAACCCTTCACCGAAAGAGACTACGCTTACTGGCGACAGTTCAATGTAAGCAAAGAGATCTTAGGCGACTACTTCGTAAAGTCTATCAAGCACTACTGGATATCGAAGGATCAGAAGAATCCCTCTTATCCCAAAGGACTCGGGTATGCTTACCAGATCTGGGACAAGTACCAGCTTTATTTCCCACACGCACCAAAGAAGGATAAGTTCCGCAACAACTGGATTGATTCCTGTATTCCGGGTTACCTACAACTGAAGTATGACCGGGACCTCTGCATCATAACCAAAGCGATGAAGGATGTTATGTGTCTTCGTTCCTTTGGATACGAGGCAGTATCTCCACGCGGAGAGTCTATCATGCTTCCTTCAAGCTTCCTGGAATACCTCAAAACCAGGTACAAGAAGATCCTGGTACTGTTTGATACCGATGGAAAGCACAAGGGTGACGAGTATCCATTTGAAAAGATCTATGTACTCGGCGGGGAAAAAGATATCAGCGATCACTGCAAGGTCAATGGGCCCATGCATACTGCTGAGCTACTTACTCAACTAATATCCGAAGTATGAAAACAAAGGTCAGTAAACAAGAGGCAAACCAGGTGCTGAAAAGACGGTTCCGGGCAAAGAGAATAACGATCAGTTTACCCGGTTACCCACCGGTATCCGGGATAGTATCCAGGGTGATGGTCGATGACCTAACAGATCGAGATGTGATCATTATGATGAATGATCGCCGCTACTCAGTCAGCCTGGAATGCCTCAACGAGTGTGTAAAAATTCTAAACTAATATCATGGCGATACATGAAGAACAGCAACGGAAGATGGGAGCCGGTATGATGAAGACCATCGATCCGGGTGCCATGGACCTGATGCTGGATACATTGCAGAAATACCAGTATACTTATCCGATCAAGTCTACCGTGAGAGAGATACTCTCCAACGCGATCGACAGTATATCTGAGAAGACCGCTGCTTTACGTATCCTGAAAGGAGAAGTCAAGGTAGAAGAACTGTTTGAAGAGCGGGAAGGAGAGATATACAAAGATTCCAAGTTCGATATCAATTACTACGATCCGAAATACCTTTCTAATAACAACCGGGCCGAGATCACCTACCAGGAAGGATCCAAACTGGAAAAGGACAAGGTAATAGTCAGGGATCATGGTGTGGGCATGAGCATCAAAAGACTGAACGGATACTTCAAGCTGGGCTTCTCTACCAAGCGGTTGAGTAAGCTGCCGCTGGGTAAGTTCGGTATTGGTGCCAAGAGTCCACTATCAGTTGGTGTTGATTTCTATACCGTGGAAAGTGTTTATAACGGAGAACTGTTCC